TGCAACATCTGGTACAAATGGAACATCTGGTACATCTGGTACAAATGGAACATCTGGAACATCTGGTACACAGGGTTTTTCTTCAGTCAGTAGTCTCTCTGGAATATCAACTAATAATACTTTATCAACGACTGCTGGAACATCTGGTTTATCAAGTACCTCTGGTACAAGAGGTCAAATAACAACATCAGGAACATCAGGAACATCTAACACATCCGGAACATCCGGGAACTCTAATACATCCGGAACATCTGGTAATTTTGGTATTTCAACTGCAAATGCTTCTCTTACGACATCTGGTACATCAGGTAACATAACTACAAATGCTGTTTCTACTCAATCTGGTACATCCGGTACATCCGGTGTACAAACTGGAACTGCTGGAACATCTGGTCAATCTGGTACATCTGGTACTCAGGGTACATCTGGTACTAATGGTACATCTGGTCAGTCTGGTACTGCTGGAACAACGGGTCAAGTTGCTACTTCCGGTACTAAAGGAACATCTGGTACTAATGGTGATGTTTCAACATCCGGTACCTCGGGAAGTTCAGGTGGTGTTTCTACTGCTGGAACAAGTGGTTCATCAATAGTTGGCTTTTCTGCACTCTCATCTACATCTGGAACAAGTGGTATTAGTACATCTGGAATAAGTCGTTCAAATGGTACAAGTGGAACGAGTGGAACATTTGGTACATCTGGTACTCAAGCTTCTGAAGGTACATCTGGAACAAGAGGTCAAGCAACTACCTCTGGTACTTCTGGTACGTCAGGTTCTACTTCTGGTACGTCGGGTCAAGGAAACGTTAGTGCTTCAAATGTCCAAGTTTATACCTCAAATTCTACTTGGACTAAACCAAATGGAGCTAAATTAGTAAATGTTATTCTTATTGGTGCTGGTGGTGGAGGTGGCTCTGGTAGAAGAGGTGCTGCTTCTTCTACTAGAATGGGTGGTGATGGTGGTGGAGGTGGTGGTGTTTCTGTTACTAATTTCATCGGTCAAGATTTGCCATCTACTGTCTCGGTTACAGTTGGTACATCTGGTACAGGAGGTGGTTCTCAAGCAACTGACTCAACTAATGGTAGACCTGGTTCGGCTGGTGGTAATAGTCTTTTTGGAACTTTTTCTTTTGCTGGAGGCGGAGGCGCCGGTTTTGGTGGCTCTTCTGCTAAAAGTATACTTCCACCGATTGGAGGTGTTGGTAATACTTATCTAACTAACCCTGCTAATGGAGGTAGATCGAATACGGCTGCTACTGCGGATGATGGTGCTGAAATACCATATGGACCGAGCGGAGGCGGAGGCGGAGGCTCAATTAGTTCGGCTAATGCTTTACAATCTGGTGGAAGTGGTGGTAACATAAGACAAATATTTATTACAGGTGATACAAACGGTGGTCCTATTGCTGCAAGTGGTGGTCTTGCTTTGAGTCAAGTTGCTGGAACTTTGTTTGGTCAAGGAGGCGGAGGCGGAGGCTCTAGTAATATTGCAGCCGGTTCTGGATCCGCTGGTGGTCTATATGGAGGCGGAGGTGGTGGTGGTGCTGCTTCAAGTAATGTTGGTGTTGGTGTTGTATCAGGTGCTGGTGGCCGTGGTGGTGATGGGATTGTTGTAGTAACTACGTATTTTTAAAAAAAAGATTTTATGGGTTTATTAATAAAGAGTACAGAAAAAAGAAAAATTCACATATTAGGTACAGATGTTGAGCTTGATTCAGTTTATGCTAGAGTTGGATTTAAAGCACATTCAAATGGTAGAAATATGGAAATTGAAATTGAGATATATTATTCAAAAGAAAAATACCATCAAGGCATCAAAATATTCACTGATTTACGATATGAAAGTATGGGATATATATGTGAGGTAATATGACAAATGGTAGAAATGTTGTATTTAGTGAAGATTCAATTCATTTAGAAAATGAACCTAATTCATTTGTTATGATGAGTTGGGAAAATGAGCTTATGTTTGAACATTCAAAAGTAGTCTGTCAGAATGGTGGTCATATTTTAGAAATAGGTTTTGGCATGGGAATTTTTGCAAATTATGTTCAAAGTTTTTCAATTCAATCACATACAATAGTTGAAGTAAATCCACAAATCTACGAGAAGTTAAAAATATGGTCAGAGTCAAAGGAAAATGTTAGAGTGATTTATGGTGATTGGTATAAAATATATTGGAAGATAAATCAACATAAATATGATGGTATATTCTATGATGCTGATTGTGATAATATCTCATTTTTTAGAGAAAAAGTTGTTGATAGATCTCTTTCTAAAAATGGGGTTTTTTCTTATTTTGATCCAAAAGGAAGAGACCGATATAAATATGGTGATAGATTACATCAATATATTATGAATATTACTTGTGACATTCCGACCAATACTTATCATAATAGTTCAGATTGTTATGTTAATTACGTAAAGTATTTATAACATCATTTATTTTATCTATTACCACTTGACTACTTATTTCCTTACTACACTCAAAATGTTTTTCAGTTCCTTTAAATATAGGACACCAATTCCAATCTCCTGGATCCAATCTATGAGTATTAAAGCAACCTGTGCAAGTCTTTTTATTTATTACTCTCCACGTATTTGAAATTGTTTCAGTATAATCGTAACTAAATCCAGACACAATAATGGTTGGTAATTTTGTAGCCCAAGATAACCAACTGAGACCTGAACCTATGCCTATGAAGAATTCACAAGTTGCTAAATCATTTATAACATCTTGTAACGTTCCGCCTGGATATTTAGTTATACCAGATGGATGATAATTTCCCATATAGCCATCTCCTTCTCGTGAGTATAACATTACTTCATAGTTCAAACTATTTAGATAATCTACAACCTCTTGCCAACCAGTTGGATTGTTCCAATATTTAGCTTGTGCTGTTGCATGTATTGCAATACCTACTTTTCTTTTCTTTTCTACATTGGGTAATGTGAGTAATGGCATAACTTCCTTATACTCTAAACCTAAAATATCAGAGGCAGTTTTTTGCATAGGTTGCATTCTAAAGTTATTTGGAACTCTTGAATAGTCTACTTCCATTGAAGCGTCGTAATACCAGCCAATCCTATATAATGCGTGTAGATTGTGAACAACTTCACCTGGTTTTGAGAAAATTAAATTTGGATAGTTTTGTTCAAAAACTTCATTATTGAATGTTGATAATATGACCTCACAATTATGTTTTTTTCTAAATTCCTCAGCGTATGGCATCCATGCTAGAGAATCTCCAAGTGATGAAGATTCTATTGTTATCAAAACTCTTTTATTTTCTAAATTAATTTGTTCTTCAAAAATAACCTCTCCGTTTTCTATTATTTGAACGGTATAATCATCATAATATCTTTTATTTGCTCTTGTCCACATATTACTAGTGATTTCTGAACGATGTATTAATTTCATTTTTCCGTCAAAGAAATTTACAATAAAGTTTCTTTTTTCATTACATAAAATTTCAACGTATGGTCCATCTATGTAGTGTGATATTATTTGAATATTTGTTTTTTCTAATATTCTATTTTCGGTAAATTTTATGTCTTTATAGAATGATGAAATTCTATCGGAGAAACTACCATATTCTCTTTCAGATACATAATCATTTATTTTTTTTGCAACATTTGGATCTTTTATACAATGAAAGAACATTATTTGTTCTTTATCAAAAGGTATAAAGGATTGAAAAGGATGACCTATACCGTAGTCATTTAAATCGACACGATCATTGAATGTATTATTATTATAGTTATAGAAAAATTTAACATCTTCAATTGAGTCAATATTCAAACCAAACCAATAATATTTTGGCTTGATGTTATTTTTCCACATCAATCCATTTAACAACAATTCATCATGTAGGAACTCTACTTTTTTTATTTCTTTTATCTCTTTGGAAAAGCATACATCCTTCCATTGTTGAAATAAATTCTTGTGATTATTTGTAAAAAGAACTACATTGGTTATCCCATGTGGGTATTTTTGATTAGGAAGCTCTAACAAATTTTGAACCAATGGGCCTGGAACATATTCTTTACCAACTAAAGTGTAATCATGTGCGCCTTTTTGAAAAATCGGACCATCTTCTATTTCACTCAATAATTCGAACATTTTATAGATATTTGGTCTCACTTGTATATCAACATCTAAAAATATGCAATTTTTATAACCTTTCTCAATCACATCTAAAAACACAGGAGCTTTTGAAAACTGCATGTAGTGAGGATCATTTGTGTCTTCACCAATTCCAAATTCTATATTTTTTAGATTTGGATAGTTTAGTGTAGATTTATAACCGATGTTATAATGTAAAATATCAATATCGGTATATTTAACTAATCCTATGATTAATTGTTCAGCTAATTTTTCAAACTTATCATTTGTTAAAATCACAAAACATTTTGATTTATCATTATAACTTTTTTCAATAATCAACTTATGGTTTGAATAAAATTTAACATTAAATTTTTCATCCTTCCACTCTTCATAAAAATTATCTTTTGATAATTGAAATGTTATAGTTTCGTTTGGTGATAAATCGAATGTTTGATAACATATTGTTCCGTAAAGAATGTTCTTTATATCTAATAAACAATTTTCTAATCTTATATCGGTCATGTTTGTGACTTCGACTACATCAGAGCCCTGAAAATCTATTTTAACTTTTGTTTTAATCATAATTTATTAGTTTTTTCTGCGTAAATTATACCCATTTTATTTGAAATGATAAAATCATCATCCCAATTTTGCCATTTGGATAATTTATATCTAAATCCGTTTTTAGCTAGTGTTTTTAATATATTCATCACTCTAAAGTCTTCGTTATTATGAAACTCAATAATAAATCTTTTAACTTTAGATAAGTTTTCTTTTGTGATATTTTCAAAAAATTGATACTCTGCTCCTTCAATGTCAACTTTCATAAGGTCAATCTCAGATTCATCTATGTAATTTTCTATTAAATTGTTTGGTGTTATGGATTCTATCTCGATAGATTTTCTACCATTTTCGTTACCTAAGGCATTTTTTTCAAAAATGCTAGATACAACACTCAAATTTTCTTCTATGTAGAAATTTATTACTCCATTTGTGTCTGATATTGCTTTATCTATTATTTTTATATTATTTGAGTTACTCCATATATCTTTTAGAATATCTAAATTATTTGTATCGGGTTCAATCATGTATATTTTACAATTATTTTCTAAAAAAGGTAAAATAGAAAGACCATAGCAAGCACCGATGTCTACATAATTATTAATTTTTTTAATATCTATCCCAAATTCTGAATAAAGGTCAAAATTTGTAAAATCACAATATTCATTAAATTTGACTTCTTTTCTTTTGATTCTTTTAAATTTTTTTGAGTTAGGATCTTTTAGTCTAAAATCTTTTATTAAGATATTTTTTGTTATAGTTTTATTTTCTAAATAAATCTCTAAATAATATCCGTTTTTAGAAAATTTTAAATAATCTGTCACTGGTGATACTATCCAATGGACAGCTCCTTTTGGTTGATTAAAATCTTTATTTACATACAAACAAGTATCGCTGTAGTAATCAAAGATTCTAAGTTCTGCTGAATAATCAACTCCATTATTTTTTACATAAAATTTATTTTCTTGTTCTTCGTACCAGAATTCAACATTGTGATAGTTGAAACCAACTACATCTATTATATTTGAATTACCAAATAACTCTGCTTTACTTTCGTAGATATAGAGTTGGTCTTTTAAGTTTTTATTTAAAATATCATTTTGCCAGCACAATTCTAATACATTGCTGTTTTGGAACATTTCTTCTACTGTTTTGTAGAAATTGATATTATTGAGTATAAAATCTACGTTTGCAAAAAAAGTATGGGTGCATATAAAATGATCGCCCCAATTACATGTTACAAATGGAAATTTGTAATTATTAGTAACTTTAGAAAATACTGAAACATCATTTAATATGATATCATAACAGGTTTTAAATGTCCACTCAATATTTTGATATTTTAGGTGATTTAGTGACATTTCAATTAGAGAGCTTTCTGCAACACCGTGTGAATATTTTCTATCATCTGAGATGTTTAGAGACTCATAAATAAAAAAGTCACATTTTTGTTGTATCTCAACTGGTACTAAGCTATGTGCTGCTAATACTAAATAGAAATTTTCTTTACTTAATACTTCGATCATATCAGAAAGTAATTTTTCTGATTCGTCTGAACTTCTAAAGTAAGTTACAATAAATCCGTGTTTAATATCTGTCCTCATTTGCTAAATTTTCTAATATTGATATACCACCAGCTTGTTTGGTAATTGGTTTTGGAAAAATTCCATGAACAAAATTTCTGAAGTTGTTTCCCATAAATAAATCCGCAACATTCCATTTTTCGTTCTGATAAGTATCGTAAATTGTTTTATAAGATTTTCTAGGAATTAAATAAGCATGTGCACCTATAAATTCGTAAACTTTATAATATTTTTCCTCTTTTGATAAAATTGATTGGTTATTGTGAAAACCAAAAGAAAACATAAACAGGTCATTCTTTTCGACTATTTCAATAGCTTCATTTACTTTTTTTACAAACTCTTCATGTGTAGTGTCTAAGATGCAATCACATTCAAATATAATCATATACTCTGGATTATCTATGTAGCCTGTTTCAAAAGCTTTTCTGTGTCCTAAATAACAACCATAGTGTGCGGGTGTCAATTTACCACCTGGTTCCATAGCAACTATGTCTGGAAAGGCACAAGTTTCTTTTGGTGGAAGTTCTGTCCATCTTTTACTAATTATTGTATTGTAAGAGAAATCAAAATCTTCTAGTTTAGATAGGTCGGCAATAGACCTTATTTCTCTTTCTGTGTCAATATCGGTTAGTATATGATATGTTGAAATTCTATTTGTATTTTTTAATGAGTTTTGATTAAAATTTGTATCAATTTTAACAGAGTTTTTATTTTGTTTATTTGATTTTTGAATAGAAAGATTCTCTAATATTAAATTTATATTAGAATCAAAGTCAGATGTTAAAAAAGAAACATTATTAAATCTGGCAAAGTCATTTGCATAATTAGTTAAGTTATACATTAAAACTTTCATGTCGCTATTTATTGCTTCTAAAACAGACAGAGGTCTATTTTCCCAAATTGATGTAAATAGAAATAGATCCATAGAATCATAGAAATCCTTAACATTTTCCTTTTCACCCCATACTATACAATTATCTGGTTTGTTATCCATTATTGGTTTCCAATAATCTTGAAAATTACCAGCTTGGTTTCCTATAAAGTGAAACTTAATTTTATAATCTGTTAGTTTTCTGGCATAATCAAATATTTCACCTTGATTTTTACCACTGGTAAAAAGGCCTACATTTAAAATATGTTTGTAACTTGGGTCTAAACCTAATTTTTCTAAGTTTTCAACTCTTTTTTTATTTTTTTCAGGAAATTCTATCACATCACAATCTTGAGTAATTGTTCTGTATTGATTAAAATTACCCTTTGAGACAAACATTATTTTATCAGGAATGAATTTTTTATCATTAATATTGAAAGATGTACCGTGTGTGGTTTCGGTTATAAAATAATTTTTATTTTGATAAATACTATGTAATATTTCAAAGTCAATAAATGTTTCGGAAAACTCCTCAAAATGAACAACATTCGGTTTCAATTCGTCTATTATTTTTAATACCATTTTTTTATCTTCACCTAAAGTATAAAAGTCATTTCCGAGTAATTTAGAGATTTTATTTCTTTGAACTACAAATACTCCACCAGTTATATTTGACCATTCTATTAGAAAGACTTTATAATTTTCTATTAGAATCTGAATTTTTTCTAATAGAAATTGAGGTAATCCACCTGTTGATAAGTGCGGCGCGATAATTAGAATTTTTTTCATAATCATTATATTTAGATTATCAAATTAAGTTTTCCTAATTTAATATATACTGGTATGAAATTGACAAAGTTTTTTGAATTCAAAAGAGGAACATTTACACCTATAAAGTCATTTAGATTGCAAGACAATTTACCTACTAAATTATGGGATGATTTTGAATTAGACAACGAAGTTAGAAAACAATTACTTCAAATTGGTCAGGATTTTTTTGATGGTACTGAAATTAAAGCGGATGTAATTGATATAATTCTTTGTGGTTCTCTTTGTAATTATAACTGGTCCGAGAAATATTCTGATTATGATTTACATATAACAATTAAATTTAAAGATGTTGATGAAGACTATGACTTAGTTGAAAAACTATGTGATTATGCTAAAAAGATTTGGAATGAACAACATGATATCAAAATAAAAGGATATGAAGTTGAGGTTTGTATTCAAGATGACGATGTTATGAGAGATGAACTCAAAACCGGGAAAATGGGTGGTGTTTATTCGTTACTACATGATAAATGGGTTAAAAAACCAGTCAAAATGGATTTCAAACCCAATGAAAGAATGATAAAAGAAAAGTCTAAAAATATTATAATGTCAATAGATGATATTGAAGAAGAGTCAAAGAGTAAAGACTTTGACGAATTAGAGCCAAAGATAAAAAAAGTTTGGAAAAAAATCAAAAACTATCGTCAAAGTGGTTTAGATTCTGAAAGTGGGGAATTTTCTTTAGGTAATTTAGTTTTTAAACTACTTAGAAGAAATGGATATATCGGTAAAGTAATGGAAATGAAAAGAAAGTTATACGATAAACAATTTAAATAATTAATATGGGAGTAAAAATATCAGAGGTCGAAGAAATATTTAAAGAGTTGTTTACAACTGAAGATGAGACAGTGGTTTCGTCTATTGAGACATTATATGAAAAACCAGATGATGATAGTTATTTAAAACTTGTAATAACTTTACATGGATTGTCAACTGAAGATATTTCAATAATTCATACTAAATTTATATTTAAAGTAGACTCGGAAAAAAAGAACTTAATTGAAAATTCGTTTATTTATTTGTACGAAATTAATTGTGTTTATCATAAAATTCAATTTGAAAATCTCTTAGATTTAAAGAAAAAGATAGAAGATATAGTAGATTCAAATGATTTTGGAGAAGATTTACAGATACTTTCGGACTTTATTGAGGCACCTTCAATGTTCTTAAATTATTATATGCGCAGAGAGAATATAACTGATTATTCGGTTTTTGATGTTCAGTATCAACCAAAATTTAAACACACTCCTTGTGACAAAACCACTTTTGATTTTAAAATCAACATTAATAATCAATATGATATGGAGTTGTCTATAAAAAAAGTTTATATTGATGATAGTGATAACTCAAATGATTATTATAGATTTCAGTTTAGATTTATGGACGAAATAGAAACTTTTGATACAGATACACTGAAAAACTTTCACTTTTTTATAGGAAGTCATATTGCTCAGATATTAGATAAAAAACTTAAAAACAAATAATGAAATACTTACATAAGTTTTTACAACATTTAAATGAATCTCAGGATATAACAGATTTATCTAAAGAAGATTTAGATGAGTTATTACTTCCTATTGCTGACCTAGGAATTGAATATTCTTTTTCGGAACCAAGAATTATAACCGAAGGTGAATTTTCTGGATATAAATCTATTAATATAATATTTAGAAACTCTTTTAAATTAGGACCATCTGGTGGATACAGTGAAACAATTATTGATGATAAATTTTGGGATTTCTTAGATGAGTTAATAGCTCTTAAAAATCGCTTAGAAAGCTCTAGAGTTTCAATAAATCCACATATGAGACATCATATAGTAGTTACTTTTATACAAAAATCTAAAGTCGATGGACCTTTGTTTTTAGTTCAACAACTTTATAATGAAATGACTAAAAAAACATTTGCTGCTAAAAGCGACTTTGTTAATGGTATGACTAAGAAATTGGATAAAGAAGAATTGAAAATCACTGTTAATTGTAATGGATATGTAAGTTCTTATACTGATAGAAAATGGAATGGTCTTTTTAGAGGTATAGATTTTTCAAAATTTAATGTTGAAAAGGAAATAACAGAAGATAGATATGGTGATAAAAGTGCTACTATTACAATCACTCTTAAAAAGTAAATTAACCCCAGCAAATATTTTTTTGTTGTAATGTAGGTGTCCAATACAATTTTAAAGTGTTTTCTGATATATCAACCTTTTTTTTATTAAAATATTTTCTTGCTTTTTCTTTGTTACCTTCTCTTATTATTTCGATTGATTCTTTATAAAATGGAAATGGTATTTTATCAATTAATTCTTTATCTGTCTGGTTGTAGTTTTTAAATTTAGTGTACCATCTTTCAAAATTTGAAGATTCGTAGTGTAAAACGCAGATTTTTCTTGGAAGAAGTTTAAAAACCGAACCTTTGAATGAATGTGGACCATGTGTTTCGGTTTTTTCATTTAATCTAGACGCGGATTTACCATTTCCGTATGCTAAAAAATTATTTTCTATAAAAGTATTTGTTTCTATGAATGGATTATCAACGTTGTCATTTGAGTAAACTGCCTCGTAATTAGATATTTGAACAACGTCATAATTTTTTGGAACATTTTTTAAAATTTCATTTATGTTTTCACAACAAAGTAGTTCGTCAGAATCTATATTTGAGACGACCCATTCAATGTTTAAATCTAACATTTTTTGTTTTATTGTTTCAAAAAAATGGTTTTGTCTTTTTTGAATTGTCCAGTAGTTATTAAAAGTATTAACATCAGAGTCGTAGTATGCAAATACGTTTGAATATTTTGAAATAATTTCTTCTAACTCCGGAGTATTTTCAACTCTCAAGAAAATATATTCGACACCTATACTAAAGTGATAGTTTAACCAAGTTTCAAAGTGAAATGGTTTGCATATCATTGTGCAAATGGCTACCATTTAAATAGTTTTTTTTGTGATTAAATCTTTCTTTAATGAATGAATTTAAAAAATGACATTTCTCGTATTCTTCTATTTCTTCTAATTCTTTCAGTATTGATTTCAAATATTTTTCCGAGTATATTTTGAGTTCTTTTGAGAATGGTTTATTTATTTTGCACCTATCAAAAACTTCTAAGCATTTCATTTTAATCTAATTTTGAGTTATAGTTTTCTTTAAAAATTCTTATTACTTCATCATACTCTGTTAAAAGACCAGATTTGAACTTTTCATTATCATAGTTTTGTTTCAGAATATATTCTTTTACGTAGTCTTCATAGTCAAGTTGTATAGAAATGTCTATTTTTTCTTCGTCTAAATTTTCATTTATTGATTCTTGTTCGTTATCTTCTAATTCTTTAGTTATATCATCTATGTATTCTACTGATGCAAAATTGCTCTTTTCTAAAATGATCTCAAGCTTTCTTCTATATCTTCCTCTCCGACCACTCTTACCTTTTTGAAAACCGGTGATACTTTATTAGGAATAAACTCTTCTGTATTGTCTTCTGTATCAATAACGAAGATTCCTTTTTGGTCACCAAAATCATTTCTATCCATTTGGAATATAGAGCCAACAAAAGTAAAGTTTTTATTTGTCTGTACTAAATGAATGTGACCTGAATAAACACCTTTAAAGGCTGAAAAGTTTTCTATGTCAATTTTGTCTGAATTTTTGTGAGCAACTGATGTTAGGTGCATTTTACAACCATTTAAGTCTGAGTGACAGAATAAATAATCACAATCTCTATTTTCGTCTATGTGTTTGACTTGTTCTAACCTCTTTTCAATGTATGGCATCATTAATAGTTTTCCACCATTATATTCAATCTTTGATACTTTATCATAAATTGTGACATTAGGAATATACCTAAATGGTCTTATAGAGTTGATTTCAGAGGCTGATTTTGACCAAAGGTCGTGATTTCCAATGATAATGTGTGTCGGTGCTATTTTAGATAGTTCTTCAACTATATCCATTCCGTAATTCAAAAGATTTATAGGAATAATGTTTCTGTTATCAAATAAGTCACCTAAGTGTATTATTATATCTCCTGATTTGACTCTTTTTTTTAATGTCGGTATAAGAAATTCCGAAAAATATTCTTTGTGTACTTTATACCATTTGTCGACTGAATTTGGGTATCCTAAGCCTATGTGGCTATCACCAATTAAATATATTTTACTCATATTTATTGTATTGTAAAGTGATTTGTTTGTTTAGATTTAGAAAAAAATCAATTTTTTAAATAAATATATACCTTATAAAGATTAAAAAAGATAGAGACGAATAAAATTATAATATATAATACATAATTTGTTTATAAATTAAATAAAAAATAATAAAAAAAAGATGCCATTACCACATTTTACCAATTTAAAACAAACTGGAACACCGGGAGTTCCTGGTTCATTACCAGAAGAAGTTGTGTATCTTAACTTATTTGAGATAACTTTTATCTTACCTACAATATTAGTAGATGATCAAGGTAGAGACCCAGTTCTTTTGTTAGAAAATGCTACAAAAGTAAACTTAGGAGGTGCTAACCTTACAGCCTTTGATGTTGGACAAGCTACTCAACGTTTTAAGTATTCAACAAGAGAGTTTTTAACTACACCAACTAAAACGTCTGGTGAACTTTCTATACCATTCCAAGTCAATGTTAATGATGCTGGTTCAATGGAAGTTTGGAATACGTTAAAAGCTTGGTATGATTTGTTATTTAACTCTCAAAATGGTTATACTCACTATAAAGCAGACCTTATTGGTTCTATTATTGTAAACCAACACGATAAAAAAGGTGTTGTGTTAAGAAGAGTAACTTTTAATAGTGTTCAGTTAAAGTCATTGACTGGTTGGGATTTAGATTGGTCTTCTAATACAATCGTTCAGGATGTTACAGGAACATTTGTATGGGATTACTTTGTTGATGAATACATTGATAGTGCTAGTGAGCAAACTGTTGCGGCTCCTACTGGATTATACTAATACTAAAAATATTTAGTAAAACCCTCTTTAATAAAGAGGGTTTTTTTTGTGCAAAAAAAACCCTCAGAATCTGAGGGTTTTTTATTTAAAATTTAGGGACATTGTTTGTCATACTTTGTGCATTTCTCATCATTGAGTTTGCATCGAAGTTACCCATTTGTTTGTTTTGAGCTTCTTCGTCTTTCTTTCTCTGTTTTTCTTCCTCTTCAACAATCTCATTAACAATTTTAATATTTTCTTCGAACATCCAAAATGGCCATTTATCAATTGATAATTCTTGAAGATTGAAATGTTTCTGAAGTAAAAGTTTATTCTTTAATATATGCTTCAAAGGCATCGTGAATAACGAAAATGCCTGAGGCTCCGTTGGGAAATTGCATATCTGTGCGGACCTCCTCTCCGCACGAACAATCATATTTCAGTTCTTTTACACCAAATGTCATTTTACCTATGGCTGAATTCAAAAATTGAAATGATATATCATCCATATCTTCAAATTCGCGTAGTTTTGATTTTATACCATCGTATGTTATAGATGTTCTACCAGGTAACATAAAAGGAATTATTTTCAAGAAAGAAAGGTTTGGTGTTCTTTTTTCTTGATTTTCTTTAATGATATAATCTGTAAAAGATTTTTGTAAACCAATATTTGGAGGTGTCACCTCGAATTCTTTTCCGTTTTTCAATCTAAAATGAAAAGAATTTGTAGATGGGCTGTAGAATTTTTCTAATTTTTCATCTACGTCATAATATACAAATGTACTTCTTTTTATTTCTATTTGTGTTTCTGTATTACAAGCTTTACAATTTGTTTTTACTGATAGACTATTTCCCTGTTGAAAAGTCAATTCTCTTATAAGGAATATCAGATATAATCTATCTTGGTCTCTAATTTCTAAATAAGAACCAACTCTACCGTCAGAGTATTTTACTCTTATACAAGATTGTAACATAGAATTCATCTTTTCTACTATATCGTAAAAGTTATTATCGTCAACCATTGAATATGCTTGAATTTCTTTTACTTGTGCTGCTCTTACTTGTAGTAGTGTTCCGGATGGATAAAACTTACCGCAAGGTAATTCTTTTACATCAAAACTGAAGAAATGTAAGTCATCTACTCTTTGTTCTATCACGGGTTCTGCATTTTGGAAAGGTATATCGCTAAATTGATTTTTACCTTGATCCATTTCGGTCAAATGTCTTTTTAAGTATTCTTCTTCAGACATTTCATTCTTATTATTTGACATATTAATTTGTTATTTTTTAAATATATATTCTATATAACTATTCCTCTATTATAATAATTAATACGTTAAAAGTTTAATATAAAACAAAAAACCCTCAATAAATTGAGGGTTTCTATTTTTATTTGATTAAATTAAGGATTTATAAATCCACCAGCGCTTATAGCTCCTGTTCTTAGAATTGTGATATTGTTCACAATAATACCCATACCTTTAATTGGTTCTACATAGGTATCAAGAACACCAATTTGATTATCTATAATCTCTGGTGTATTGTTTTCTTCGTCCATTTTGTTGAAGAAGTTATAAAGACCATTTCTACTTACAAATGATTCACAAATAGAGTCAGCTCTTAGTTTAATTTCCGCTCTAACATCAGATGTGTTAAATTTCCACTGATAATCAAGTAACATAGCTGATAAATCTCTTTCAAGTTCAATCAATACCTCTCTAACGTGAATGTAAGATAGAGCTGATTTGTAAAGTGTTTGAGCAGTGTTTTCAGTTTCAATTACATATCCTCTGTTTCTTTTGAATACAAGTGGATTCATTTGTGCTTGATTCATATACTCTACATCACTCGGTGTGAAATCCATTTCAAGTCCGTTTATATTTGTAATTCTACCATTAGTAATACCAGCTGATATTGTCCACGGTGTAACAGATGTGACATTTGAAATGTGTTTTCTCATAAATGTAGTTGCTACGAATGGTGCTGGTGGGTGTTCTAATGGTCTACCGTTGTCATTAATTAACACGTATGGACTAAAGTAACCTACACAAGTAGAACCAGCTCCTTCTCCAAAAGAGTAAAGGAATGCCGGGTTGCTTTCAGGATCACCTCCTTGTGCAACATATTCTAATTGTAACACACCCTCTGCGTTTACAAATGATGGTGAAGAAGAGTTTTTGAATTGTCTCAAAGATGGCATATTTAATATACCAAATGCGTCTAATCTTTCACCACATATATCAACTAATTGTTGTTTTGATCTCTCAGTAAGACCTAATCCAAATGAATCAATTAGATATCTGAAGTCTATTGCCTCTTTATTTGTAATTGCTTTGAATAAAGGTGTTCCTTTAGATACTAAGTTTAGTATTGAATTTTGTCTAGTTTCTGTACCATCTGGTAAAGATGCTTGTCTTATTCTGAATCCATCCAAAGGAATTGCTTTGTATGTAGTTACATAATTTTCGATGGAAACGTATCTCATTGTTTGATAATCACCACCAAAATTGTATTTTTTAATTCTAGCATCACAAGTTACTTCTGTAAGAGTAGAGTCACCTGACCAAGCTCTTTTGCTAAGAATTCTTGTTAGTTTTCTTGGATATTGACCTAATTGTAGAGTACTTTCGTCTACATAAGCTTCTAAGAAATCACCTACTTTTACTTCAGTATATCTATCACCTTTGATAAGTATCTTATTTGGTGTTTGAACATATGATGTAGGTATTTCAATCTCAACTGTTTGTTTAAGATTTGATTTATTAGATTGAATATAGAATGTATTATTAGCTTCAATATTAACATCTTCATCTGATTCAAGAAGTTCATCTAAAAATTCTACTTGTAGGTCTCCGTCATTTTCAAGATACATTTTTAAGTAATGTTTCTTTAAGAAATTATAAACAAGATTTTGCTCAGGTAAGTATTCAAATTCAACTTCCTCATTAATCTGGTAAGCGAATCCATTTGGTATACCCAATTCATTAGCTAATTCATTTGGTGTCATTAACGGATCAACCGCATTTGTTACTATGGTGAATGTGCCTTTATTTAATTGAGCACCTGGGAACAAAATTTGTTCATAAGTCTGAAAATCTAATTGAATTGCCGCAGCAGTGGCTGACATCGCATCTGTTTCAAAAACAATGTAGTCATATCCTGCATATGATGAAGTAAGACCCGCAGCTACTTCTCCGTCTAAGAACGTAATGTCAACCATTTCACCTAATAAAGTGTTTGTTGAACCACTATAATCTTGATAAAGTCTGTTGCTGTAGAAGAAGTCTCTAGTATTTGTAATACCATCATAGTATCTTGAATAAAACTTAGAATATTTAGCCACGACACCGTCTGTTGTTGTTGCTGCTGATTCTTTTGTAGATACTGATTCAGAACCAAGAATAAATTCGTTATCTAATGTATAAATAACAAGTTGACCCTGTAATACTTCTGATAATTCAGATGAAGTTAGTCCTGTTTTCAAAACAAAAGATTTGTTTTGAGTTGAATTAGTTTGAATATCACTAATTTCAATTTGGTCAAAACTAATTTTTCTATAATTTTTAGTTTTTCCTAAGTTTAGAGACATTTTATTTTTATTAGGGCTATCAATAAGATTTACTAATCTATTAAACATTTTAAACCTTCTGTATTGTGCATAGTTTCTTACTGAAGGTTGTGTGTTTGTGCCTAAGAATTCAATTTTTATTGAATCTCCAGAACCAACGCCATTCACTTCTGATATATAGAAGTCATTTCCTGATGCTGTTCCAAAGTTAAGGTTTTTGAATCCGTTAGAGTCAATTGTTACTCTAGACATAGTTTTTCCACCAGCGAATTGACCATTGCTACCTATTCCGAATGTTACATAACCTAAAACTACATCTGTGCTACTTACCGTCGGATAATTAGTGCCGTCAAATGCTAAAGTAGATGTTATTGTTTTAAATTCTCCTGTAGAGTCTACAACAAAAGTTGCTACATATGAGTTTGTGCTAGATGATATAGGATAATCACTAGAATTAACAGTCAATGTTTCTGTAGTTGATGATGTAGTTGATAAAGTTATATAAGTATCACCAATAATAGCAAAAGCTCCTGCGCCTACATTATAACTAATTGAAATAGAACCAGTTCCAGTTAAGCTTGTTGTTCCTTCTTCCACGTTATAAACTGACCCTTCACCAAACCATCCAGTTCTATTATCACCGTTATTGATAACTGCTGATGTTGTAGCAGGATCACCGCCTCCGTTAGGTCCGTAAATACCTGATTCACCAAAAGCGTGTTCATCCTGACCTTGATATCCTGAACTATAAGCACCGGTTGCTCCAAATATAGATGTTACGTTTCCTGGTAAATCTAATGGAACTGCTGTTATTTCAATTTGTTCAGCAATTGTTTCTTTATATGATAAAAAGTCAATATCTGCTTCTACTTGGCCAACAATTGTATTACCAATTATATCTAGCAAACCATTGTAGTAATCATCTTCTACTAAGTCTGTGTTGAATGCGCAGAATAAACCAGTTCTATCTGTGTCTCTGTTAATAGTGGTTTCAATGAAAATATTTCTACCATTTAAATCTCTAAAATATGGAATTAATGATAAACCTTCGTAGTATGCTAGTAGGTTTACATTTCTGTCATTGGCAAAATTTCTAATTTGTTCTTTTCTAAGACCCGATGCGTTAAAATAAGCACTCCATCTTGTATCAACAGCTAGTTCTTGATAGTTTGACCAGTCTCCTCCAACTACAACTACATCTACTAAATAGTCAGATGCGTAATCTTGTGGATTAACATAGGTTGGCATTTTGTCAATAGAACCGTACCATTCTAATAGAGTTCTATTGAATCCAACTAAACTTGATTTAAAAATAAATACTGATATTGCTCTGTCGGAAAGATTAGTGAAACTAAATGCTCTCTATGCATAACCTGTATTATTTTTAGTTAAGTTAATGAATGACTCAGTATCTCTTTTCCAGAACCCTGTTGTATCGAAAAATCTTCTATAAGGACCATCTCTTAA